AGGGCAATACCAGCACTGATAATACAAGTTATCGGAAGTGAGGCAGAATGAACAGCAACGGGATACAGTGGGTGCGCCCTCCAAAAAGTTTAATGGCCGGCATCGAGCATTACGGCATGCGCGTCATGGTAGGCGTCGTGGCGGTTGCCAATTATGTGGGGATGAAGATGCAAAACGAGGCCAGGCAGAAGGCTAGTTGGGAAGACCGGACGGGAGCGGCCAGGAGTGGGTTGTTCTATGCAGTAGATACGCCGGGGCTGTGGCAGATTATTGGTGAGCTGGGGCCAAAGGCGGTTGAGGCGCTGGCGGCTAAGACTGATACGGTGGTGGTCCAAGGGGAGCCGAATGCAATCAATTTGTATTTGGGGCATACGGTTTTTTATGGCAGGTACCTGGAGTCGAGCAACGGCGGAAAGAATGCAATTATTTTATCGACTATGCGCGCCAACCTGTCAGTGCTCGAAACCCAGTTGAAGAGGATGCTTCGATGAATATTGTAGCGTGGATCCAGGCGAAACTGCGGCCAGAACAGCAGCAGCCGAAGACGACCCTGGACGAGATGCCGAAGCCGAGCCGGCCCAGCAGTTTGACGCTGACGCTGGGGGGCGGAGACGACCAGCGATCGGCGATTGTAAGCAAGTGCCGGGAGATGTATAAGAAAGACCCCAGGGCAAAGAAGATGATCCGGACGCTGGCCAGGGACCTGGTACGCGGCGGTTTTATCGTGGAAACGCTGGATGCGCAGGCTCAGGAAGAGGCGCAGGCGCTACACCAGCGGCTGAACCTGGATATGCTGCTGGATGATTGGGTGCGGATGGCGATCCGCGATGGAGACGCCTTCCTGGAGTTGGGCATCGATGCCGAGATGAATATTGTCGAGGTGAGCCGGAAGCCGACTTTACAAATAGGACGCAACACGGACGAATACGACCGATTTCCCGACTCGGAACATGCGTTCTGGTGGACGGATGAGATGTGGCAGGGCCAGGGAACGCCGGCAAAGAACGCTCCAGGTGTGACCTGGTTTGCGCGCTGGCAGATTATTCATGCGCGGTGGGACCATGACACGGGCGAACGCTACGGCACGCCAATGCTGGCACCCGGGCGAGGGCATTACAAAAAGATGGGAGAAGGTGAATTGGATGTGGCCATCCGGCGGAAAACGCGCAGTGGGATGAAGTATGTGCATGTGATCGAGGGGGGCAATACGTCCGACATCGAAACCTATAAAGAGCAGAATGCGGACGCACTGAACGATCCGTTTGCGGCGGTGGCCGATTTCTTCACGAACAAGGCGGGCACGATCCAGGCGATCCAGGGGGACGGGCAACTGGGCGAGATGACCGATGTGAAGCACCAGATTGCAACCTTTATGATGGCCGGCGAAACGCCGATGGAGCTGCTGGGCTATGGCGAAGACCTGAACCGGGATGTGCTGGCGCAGAAGAAAGAGCAGTACGACGAAACCCTGGACCAGTTGAGGGAATGGGTGACTGATCAACTGGTACGACCGCTGCTGGAGATGCAGTGGCTGCTAAAGGGGATCTATCCTAAATCGCTCAAATACAGCATCAAATGGCGGGCCAAGCAGATCATTACGCCAGCGATGGTGAAAGATGCTGCGGCTGCGGCGCTGCAGCTCAAGCTGCTGAATGTATCGGACAAAATCATTGCCGGCTTGTTGGCAAAGTTCCTGACCGGCGTAGAAGCCGACGAGATCTTCGCCCCTCAGGAAAGCGACAGCGACCGGATTGCCGATGCTGGAGATGCAATGGACGGAGATAACGATGGCGAGTAAGACGGCACCCAAGACCCTCGCCGATATTTCGGTCAAGCAGGTGCGCAAGGCGCAGCAGCGGGCCCTGCTGCGGCTGCTGTTGTTCACGACCGGGCAACTGCACGAACGATTGAATGCATTTGCCGGCCAGGCCAAGCAAGCCGTGATGCAGTTCGCCGGTGAAGACGGGACGCTGGATGCGGGGGAACTGTACCAGGCGCAGGAAGCGATCTTCACGGCGTGGCAGGGAATGTACGCAGATTGGATCAAGGCGCTGGAGCGACTGCGCTTCCAGGCTGCCAGCATTCCGTTTGGGAGCATGGCTGTTTATCAGATGCAATATGTGACAAGGGCTCTTGGGGAAAACCTCACCCAGTCGGTCGAGTACGACCGAGGGGAGAGGGAGATCACAGAGGGAGACCCGAAGGTGAGTGAGGCGGTGTTCAAGCCACAGTTGCAGAGTGTGATGGATGCGGCTGACCAGCGCGTATACTCGGATGGACTGACGCTGAGCTCTCGGATCTGGAAACTGGACCGTGAGAGCCGGCAGGGAATTTCGCAGGTGCTGATGCAGGGGATTACCGAGGGGAAAAGCGCCTGGCAGATTGCACAGGACCTGGAGCAGTACCTGGGGGCCGGGGAGGACTGCCCGAGGTGGACTTCAACCCGGTTATATGGACTGACGAAGAAGGAGATTGCCGGCGGCGACCGCAGAGGGCTGAAGACAGGCAAGGAATGCGACGGCAAGGGGGTGGCGTACAACGCGCTGCGGCTGGCCAGGACAGAGCTGCAGGCGATCCATCACCTGGCAAGCGACCAGGTGACGGCAACGATGCCGTGGATCGAGAAGGAGCAGATCATGTTATCGCCGGCGCACCCGAAACCGGATATTTGCGACGAGGTAGTTGCGGCCGGGGAGGACGGGCAGGGGATTTACAAGGTGGGAACGATCCGGCTGCCACTGCACCCAGCGTGCTTGTGCTACAAGACCAGTGTGTTGATGCCGCCGGAGCAATTCGCCGACCAGTTGAATGGCTGGATCAAGGGCGAAACGCAATGGGCGGGGATGGATGCCTATGCTCAATTCCTGGGGGTGGATCCTAACCAGGTGGGCGGGATTGACCTGGCAGGAAACGAGATTGCTTTGAGCCTGATCGTGTGGCTGACAGGTGGGCGCGCTGATCTATTCGCGGCAGCGGGGATGGGGCTATGAGCAGCTTGCACGAGTTGGTGCGGGATTACCTGGCGGCGGATGTGGAGTTGGCGGCACTGCTGACCGGCGGGATGTATGTTGGCCTGGAGATTACGCGACAAAAAACGCCGGCAGCCTTCGACGCAAACGGCGAGGTGAAGCCGTGCGCGTTGGTACGGGATGGGTCGCTGGCGCCAGTTGATCCACACCCAGACGGCGCCCGGGCGTATGTGGATATTTTTCTATACCAGTACCAGGGAATTGAGACGATTGCTCAGGCCCGGCAGCGAATTTACCGGCTGCTGCACCGGCAAAAGGCCGGAATCCTCGGGGTCTGGGAAATCAGGCATGCAAACGATGTGCCGGTCATTGACGACCCAGCCCTGGGCTGCAACCTGGCGATGAGCCAGTACAGCGTTGCAATGAATAGGGAGGTGACCGGATGATGATCCGCTATGTGGGCAAGAGCACGGTCCGTGAACTGGGTCAGTACGTTTGGAACGCGGAAAACGGGTATTTGCAGGATGTGACCGACCCGCAAACACTAGAAGAAATTTTGACCTATCCTAAGCCAGATTTCGAGGTAGCAGATAGTAGTCAGTAGACAGTAGTCAGTGGGCGTTGAGCCGGCTTTTCCTGGACACCGCCCAATAAATGCCAATTACCAAAAGGAGTGAGAGATGGCAAGAACACCTTTGACAGCACAGTTAATTGTGAGCAGTGGATTGAAGCCGACCTATGGGGCGGCCAATGCGGACGGGCACACGATGGCCAATGACGGCAAAAAAGACACGTTCATGGTGAAAAACGGTGGAGGGGTCAGCACCAGTGTGACGGTGCCCACCACCGTTGCAATCGATGGGTTGGCGGTTGAAGACCGGGTAGTGGCGATCCCGGCCGGAGAAGAGCGGGTGATCGGCGGGTTGAACCCGGCCTATTACAATAACGCAGATGGAACGGTCAACATCGATATCACGCCGACGGCGTCGGTTACGATCGCTTATCTGCGGACGCCGTAAGGAGCAGTGATGGCCAGAGTCTTCATGGATGGCGCCGAGGGCAATGACTTAACCTTTTGGGGTGCGCAGAGCGGGGTTTCGGTCAGCGCGGCGCAGAAAAGGAGCGGGGATTATAGCTATTATCTGAACGGTAATGGCTGCTTCGCTACTCGGAACCTGGTAACGGGTTTGAGTGAGTTTTGCCTGCGTTTTGGGCTACGGATTGGCGGACTCACTACAGAGCGGTTGCTGCTTTCGCTGCGCAACAGTACGACAACGGCTGCTGATTTGAGATACGAACCGACGACGGCGAAGCTTAAGGCGTATGTGAACGGCGCGTTGGTCGGATCGGCGAGCGTGAGCCTGGCTGCGGCAGCGTGGGGCCGGGTGGAGGTCTATTACAAAATGGCGGATTCGGGCGGCGTGTATGATGTGAAGCTGGATGGTGTGACGGTGATCAGCTTTAGCGGCGACACGAAGCCGAGCACATATACGACGATTGACAATTTCCACTTCACAGCCAACACGTCGTTCGATTTCTGGATTGACGACCTGGCCTTGAACGATATGACCGGGGATACACATAATAGTTGGTGCGGCGACGGTCATATTGAGCTGCGGCGGGACGCCGGCAACGGCGATCGATCGGACTGGGCCGGCAGCGATGGCAACAGTGTGGATAACTACTTGCTGGTGGACGATGTGACGCCGGATGGCGATGCAACGTATATCTTCGACAGCACGCCAGGCAACCAGGATATGTCCACAGTGGAGAGTTGGGATGGCACGTATAAGCAGGTGCAATTTGCGTGGCCCGAAATGCGGGTACGCGGAGAGACCGGCAATGAACAGTTGACGGCGGGCGTGAAGACAAATGGCGCTGTGCACATGGACAGCGCTCAAGCGTTGACCACGCAATACAGCCGGGTCGTTGGGTACCTGATGGAGGTGAACCCACAGAGTCTATTGCCATGGAGTGAAGCGGAAATCAACGCGGCGCAAAGCGTGGTGGAGACGGCAGCAGTATGAGCATCAGAGTGACGGCAAAGGGCCTGGGTATCGAGTCGACGTTTACGCCGGCTGTGCGAGTGACGGCAAAGGGTTTGGGGATCGAATGGGTCTACGCCCGGACTCTGGTCGCATTGGAAATCATTGATGCGGACGGTTTGAAGCCGACATTCATACCAGCAAACCCGGCCGGGTTCGCGATGCTGAATGAGTATGGCCTGGATGCGAGGGCAATCGTGCGAAACAACGGTGCAGCCTCGATTGATGTAACGGTGCGGATACCCTACCTGGTGGACGGATTGACAGTTGGTCCCCGGGTGGTGGTGATCCCGGCCGGAGAAGAACGGGTGGTCGGCAATTTGCCGGCGCCCCTTTATAACCAAGCGGGTGAGCTGGTCTATTTCGACTTCTCATCTGTAACAAATGTGTTTTTTGCGGCGATGAGAGCCGCGTAATTCCAAGGAGGAACGAATGACTTACGGTGACAAGCCTTTTGGCTTACGAGACATCAAATTGACGAACATTACCGGGACCGTGCAGGTGGATTTGCCGGTGGCGATGCAGTTGACGATTACGCCGATCTTGCTGAACGGCAAGCTGCGCGGTGATGACCGGGTGAAGGCGCTGGTAGCGCTGGTGGACGGGGCAGAGTGGGCCTTCCAGAACGGCGGGATCAACCTGGCGGCGCTGGCGGTGATCGTTGGCCAGGCTGCGACCACAACCGGCAGCAGCCCGAACGAAAAAACCACGTTGAACCTGGGCGCCGGGGATGCGATGCCGTATTTCAAGATCTACGGCAAGGCAGTCGGTGACGGAATCGATGACATCCACGTCAAGTTGTTCAAATGCAAATGCCTGTCCCTCAACGGGCAATTCCAGGACGGCCAGTTCTGGATCACGAACTGCTCCGGCGAGGCGATTGACGACGACTCCAACGGCGTGGTGGAGTTCGTGCAGAACGAAACGGCGACGACGCTGCCGACGAGTTGATGACGGTAGCCAGTGAAGAACCTCTCCCCCTTGTAGGGGCGCCTGGGTTGTACTCAACCCGCGTGCGCCCTGGGCTGGGGGAGAGGCAGCACTGATAACCGTGATTAGCGGAGGTAAAAGACCTAACCCCGCCTTGTGTACAAGGCAGCCCCTTCCCTAAAGGGAAGGGGAGCAAGAGAAGGAGTTTTTATGGATCTAAAAGCGTGGCGCGAAAAGCGCAAAGGTGAAAAGTTTACGCTGCCCAGCGGATTAGATGTGCAAGTGCAGCGGGTGGATCTGCTTGACCTGGCGGTAAAGGGAGGTATCCCGGCGCCGTTGGTGGGGTCGGCCGATGCGATGATCGGCGGTATGAAAGTGAACGTTGCTCAATTTACCGAAAACGAGGCTGTCATTAACTTGATTGTGATGGCTTGCATGATCCAGCCCTGCGTGGTGGAAGAAAAAACCGATGACGATGATCAGGTGTGTGTGCACGAGCTTTCTATGCAGGACCGGC